AAAAGATGAGGTTGCGTTTGAGGTAATACAAGATAATGGAATATCAATAATTGTTATTAGAGGTACGGCAAATGAGGCAAATGTACTTTCTGATATTGATGTGAGATTGGTAAGCGATGCACGTACAGGAATCCGGCTTCATAAAGGATTTAGAGATGCCGCTGTAACTATAATGCAAATTATAGATACTGAGATGAAGACAGGAAGAACTGTTGTTCAAGGACAGACACTTACATACCCTCTTGAACATACAGTACACGTTACAGGTCATAGTTTAGGTGGAGCTGTTGCACAGATAATAGGAATGTGGCTCCACAAGAGAGGTAAAAATGTTCAAATTTACTCTTACGGAAGCCCAAAAGTCTCTGATCAAGTTTTGTCTGGTGGACAACCCTCTCATTGGAGGGTGGTTCGCCGTAGCGATCCTATCCCTTTTACTCCTACTTGGCCTTATCGTCATACAGGACTTTTTATAGATAGTCAGGATTTGGATTGGGGTCCAGACAATGACAATGGATTAATTTCCAAAACGGATGGTTTAGACCATGCAATATCAAAATATGTAACAACATTAAAGGAACAATTATAAAATGGCAAATGATGTAAAAGTATTGAAACTAACTACTGGTGAAGAATTAATATCAAGAATGGAAGAAAGCGACGATGGATTTTTGATTTTAGAAAAACCTATGTCTATCCAAACCGTAGCTCCAAATGCTTCTGGCCAAATGGGAATCGGTTTAGTGCCTTGGAGCGTAGCTGGAAAAACAGATAAAATTACTCTAGACAATAAACACGTTATGGTAATTTTAGAACCAAAAAGAGAAATGGAAACAAATTATCTTTCATCAATAACTGGACTAAAATTGTGAGATATCAAGTTATAATTGGTGATAAGAAATATTATAGAACGAATGATAAACAACAAGCTTTAGCAACAATTTCTAACGTTTTTAATAAAGGACACGAAGATGTTTATCTTCATGGTGGTAGAATAGGAAAATGGTGGAGTGAACAATAATGCCAATATATGAATATAAATGTGATGTATGTGATGAGATAACCGAAGAGTTTGACAAAATTACTTCAACAACCAAAACAATAGAATGTTCTCTTTGCGGGCAAATATCTACTAGAATAATGAGTTTGGGAAGTTTTCATCTCAAAGGTGGTGGTTGGTACAAAGACGGTTATGGTGATAAAAAATCAATGTCTAAAGAAGAAAAAATTGAAAGGTCCACAGTCAAAACTGAAACCACTAATACTAAAACAGGGAAAAAAACAATTGTCTCTGAAAAACCTCTCGACAAAAAAGCACCCGAAGCCAGATCGATTGCCGATAGTTAATTATTATCAATATGAACAGGAAATAACAAAATGAAAGCGATACTTGAATATAACTTACCAGAAGACAAGGAAGAGTTTGATGTTGCATCAAAGGGAATGGATTGGGCATTACTTGCTTGGGACATAGACCAGTTTATCAGAAACAAGATCAAATATGAACAAGACAAAGATGGCATATTACAACTTGTTCGTGATAGACTACATTTTAATATGGAAGAAAAAGGATTAGAATTTCCTTCATAGAACTTATGGAAACTAAATTACATAAATTATTAAATTAAAAAGAGCGAATTATGACAAAATATTATGATAGATTTGATTTAGAGTCAGCTATCCAGACAGTTTGGCAGACCAAAGACGATTTAGATCTGATAACTCAACAAATGGTAGATGATCCAGAACCAATGACTGAAGATGACCTTGCAAACGTTATGGTCGGTTTAAGTGAATTACACGACATCCGATGCAAGAAATTATTTAGTGTGTTTGAGACTATGTTACGCGAAAAGTCTTTTACCAATACAGGATATTCTTCTGTTGTTTTAGGTGAATCTTCTGTGAAAGATGAAATCCCCCCAAAAGAATAACGTTATCAAGATTGACTTGACTTTTCTTCTCTCTATTGTTATAATAATACTATAATTAAAAAACTTTATAAGAGAAAGTCATGAGAACACGAAAAAGTTTATTGAATGAAATGCTTTGTTTGTCAGAAGTACGCGGAGAACTTGATGTTTCAAGTAATGCCGAAATCGAATGTAGATTGAAAGAAATTGATACTGAAATAAAAAATTTGAAAAAAGGAAAAAAATAATGATATTAATTGATCTGAGTCAAATACTATTTGCATCGGCATCGATGTCTATGAAAAATGGTAAAACTGACATAAACATTGTTCGACACATGACATTGAATAGTTTGAAAAAGTATCGAAAAGAACATTTTGATGAATACGGAGAATTGGTTATATGTTGTGATGGTAAACACTCTTGGAGAAGAGAGGTTTTTCCACAATACAAAGCAATGAGGAAATCTGGAAGAGAAGCTTCATCAGTGAATTGGGGTGAAATTTTTGAAATGTTCAATCAACTCAAAAAAGAAATCAAAGAAAACTTTCCTTATCGCGTAATTCATGTTGATACTGCTGAAGCAGATGATATCATAGGAACATTAGTTTTGAGCAAAAGAAAAGAAGGTGAAAAAACACTGATTGTTTCCAGCGACAAAGACTTTATACAACTACAAATGAACGACAATGTGTTCCAATACTCTCCTGCTACAAAGAAATTTCTAAATGGTGTTGACCCACAAGAATATCTAAAGGAACATATTTTGAGAGGTGACAAGGGAGATGGAATCCCAAACGTGTTGTCATCGGATAACGTTATTGTTGATAAAATAAGACAAACACCCATCACCAAGAAAAATCTTGAAGTTTGGATGAATGGTTCTTTACCGAAAGAACACTCTCATAGATTTGAAAGAAATCAAGAACTTATCGATTTAAGACACACTCCGAATCACTTGATGAGTGAAATTATCGAACAATATGAAGAAGAACCAATCGGCAATCGAAATAAACTTCCTGCTTATTTCACAGAAAACAAGCTTGAAGTTCTATCAAATCACATCGGAGATTTTTAGTCCATATGCACATATTATAAATATTGATATGAAAACATTTTCCCAATATATCGACTTACAAGAAAAACTCATCCTCTACAATCAAGGCAAGAAATATGGGCAGATAGTGTTCTTGGCCGGAGGTGCAGGTAGTGGAAAAGGTTTCGTAATTAAGAACTTCATGCAAGGTGAACTCTTCAAAATTCGTGATGTTGATGAGTGGAAAAAATCACTGATGAAATTGGCTGACGTTCAAGGTAAGTATCCAGAAATTCAAGGATTGAATCTGAAAAATTCAAAAGATGTTTATAAAATCCACCAGTTTGTCAAGAAAGCAGGAATCAAGGATAAGTCTCTTGACCTTCTACTCAGAGATGTTAATTCTGATAGATTACCGAATATCATGTTTGACATCACTATGAAAGATGCAAGTGACATTTCAACAATAATCCCAAAATTAGAAGAAGCAGGATATGACTCTAAAAATATTCATCTTACATGGGTATTGACAAACTATGCTGTAGCAATCGTCAATAATCGTAATAGAGAAAGAGTTGTTCCAGAAGATATTATGTTGTTATCGCACGAAGGCGCGGCAACAAATATGTACGATGTAATCAAGGGAAAACTTCCAAGAGGTCTAAATGGAGGTATTCGCGTTGTTTTGAATAATCGAGAAAATACCATTCCTTATGTCGATCCTAAGACAAAGAAACCAGTAAAAACCAAAACTGGCAACATAATTGTTACAGATTTTACCTACCTGACCTTCAAAAAAGAAGGTAAATCGTTTGCTCCCGAAGCAGATGTGAAGAAAGAAGTTCTAGGATGGATTTCTGCTAATGTTCCTAAAACAAAACTTACCAAAGATTTTTCCACTGAACAGTAAGAAAAGACTTGACAAAGGTCCCAACATTCTGTATAATAGTACATGAAGAGTGAGGAAAGGAAAAGAATGTCAAAATCATTAAAGATTTTAAGAAAAGAAATGTTAAATAAGTATTCGGGCAAAATGTCGGGATATGAACATCTTGACGATGGAACAGGTGACTATTCCAAAAAACCTGCTGGATTGGAAGATGGAACAGATAAATTGGTATCAAATTACAAAAATGTTACTCCAGGCGAAGAAAAGACTTGACAAAGCGTCGATGACTTGGTATAATATAAGTATAGTGAGGTTAAAAAATAACCATTTTTATGAGATTATATTATGATGAAAACAAACCTAGTTGAACAGAAATCAATGCTTGCCAAATTGATGGCAGCAGAGAACATTACTGTTGAACACAAGAAAATCCCTACCGCAGCATTCGATATAAAAAATCGAGTTCTCTACTTACCTATTCTAAAATGGAAGCCTGGTTCAGATGTTTATGATCTGTTCTGTGCCCACGAAGTTGGTCACGCACTTTGGACTCCGTTTGATGGATGGCATTCTTCCATAAGTGAAAAAGGTAAAGGTTACAAATCCTTCCTGAACGTTATCGAAGATGCTCGTATCGAAAAGAAAATCAAGAGAAAGTTTGCTGGTGCTCGTAAGTGTATGTTGGGCGGTTATATCGAACTGATGGATGAAGATTTTTTCGGATTACGAAAGATGGGAGTTGACGCTAATGATCTTGGTTTGATTGACCGTATTAATCTTTACACTAAAGCTGGAACTCAGTATTCGATTGATTTCACTGATGAAGAGCGAGAGTGGGTTGAAAAAGTTATGAGAACCGAAACATGGGAAGATGTTGTTGAAGTTACCGATGCTCTTTATGAGTGGTGTAAAGAAAACGAATCTGAAACCGATAATAGTTACGGCGATTTCGATGAAAATGATGAAGATGATTGGAATGAAGATTATGACCCCGATGATTATGAAGAAGATGAAAATACTTCTCCTATTGGTTCCGGTGAAAAAAAATCGGATGATGACTCTGAAAAATCAGAAGAAAATAAAACCAAACCTTCTTCTAAGTCAAACGAAGATTCTGATGAAGAAAAAGATGGTTCGGAAACCTCTTCAAATAATTTTGAAGGTGGAAAAAGTGATCCATTCAGTGATAACAGAGAAGATTTTGCTGGTGGTTCTAATGATAATAACGAACCAACTTCAATGACTGATGAAGCTTTTAGAGAAAATGAAAAAGAATTATCAGACATGAGCGATAATGTTAGTGTTCCTAAGTATTTGACTTTTCCTAAAATCAATACATCTTCAATTGTTGTTGACCATAAAGTTATTCACGAAGAATTGAACAATTATTACAATAAAAATGAAGGTGCTGTAGATACTGGAAACGAAATGTTGAAAACGTTCAAAAAGAACAATGGTAAAATGATTAGTTACATGGTCAAAGAGTTTGAAATGAAGAAAGCTGCTGATATTCATCGTAGAGCATATACTTCTAAAAGAGGCACTCTTGATATGAATAAGATTCACGCTTACAAGTATAGTGATAATATTTTTCGTCAAATCACAAACTTGCCAGAAGGTAAGAATCATGGTATGGTGATGTTCATAGATTGGTCTGGTTCGATGCACGGATATATGAAAGACACCATTGAGCAGTTGATAAACTTGACTATGTTTTGTCAGAAAGTTCAGATTCCTTTTGAAGTGTATGCTTTTACTGACCATTACCGAGATTATAATTGTGATGATGATAGAAATAATCATCATTGGTCACGAAACCGCGATTCTGGTTATGATGAAACTTCTGCTGGAAAGAAAATATCAAACTACAAGAAAAATGATTTGATAATCAGTCAGCACTTACGTTTGATGACATTATTTTCTTCTAAAATGAAAGGTCGAGAATTGACAGAAGCATATAGAAACATATTGTTGGTTGGTGACACGTTTGCAAATTATTATGGTTATAGAGACAACCCTTACTTTGGAGCTCCAAACAACTTTTCTCTAAGTGGAACTCCGTTGGATGCAACAATTCTTTGTGCTAAAACGATTGTAGAAGAATTCAAGACAAAGACAAAAGCTCAAATCGTTAATGTCGTATTTCTAACCGATGGTCAAAGTAATCGTTCCAATGAGTTTCTTGGTGACGATGGTTGCACACAACATATAGATCGAAAAAATTTACATATTGATGACCCTGTAACCAGAACAAGAATTTATCCTAATAGAGAAAGTGGAAAATTAATGGATACCACTTCAATTTTCCTTTTAGCTCTCAAAAAACAATTAGGAATAAATCTTCTTGGATTTTTCCTGACTTCTGGTTCTGGTAGAAGAACTGCTGGAAATATGTCTTATATAATGGAAAGATATCCAAGAGATGAAGAAATTACTAAGTTTCGTAAAGAAAAGTTTTTGATTGAAACAAAAACTTCTTATGATGAACTCTACATTATCAATACAAAAGGTCTTGAAATTGATGAAGTAGACCACATGGATGCTGTTGAAGTCGGTTCGACTAAAGCACAAATCCGAAGAGCATTGAAAAAGAACACCAGCGGTAAATTACAGAATCGTATGTTACTCAATGCATTTATCAAAAAAGTCGCTTGAAGTGAAGAAAAAACTTGACAAAGAGTAGATGATTTGATATAATATAGTTATGGAATGAGAAAAGATGACTTTTCTCTTATTGTGAAACCCTCCCACACGGAGATTATTTGTTATGAAAAAAATTAAACTGTCCCCAGCAAAAATAAAATTTGTGAAATGTGCTCAATCTCTATACGGAGAAGAGTCGGTCATTTCTAAAAAACAAGTTCAAGATGTGACTAGTAATCACAATTTGGGTTTGCCAAGTTGGTTTACGCGTTCACCCTTTACAGTTAATCGGGGTATGTATAAACTTCCCAATTTAGATGGAAATTTGGATATTGAAGTTACAACTATTCCAAGTGTAACCAAGTCTAGTTCAAAAAGTATAGTAGCTTTTGCTAAACCAGAAAAAAGAGAAACACCAGAAATGGTATCAAACGTTATTGAATTTCCTAAAAATACCGAATCTTATGTTCCCGATAAAGTTGGTGGATATGTAAAATTTGGTCATTACAATGATGTGAAAACTATCAAAAAAGCTGGTAGTTTTTATCCTATCTTTATTACTGGTTTGTCTGGAAACGGCAAAACCATGATGATTGAACAAATCCACGCAGAACTAAAACAAGAACTTCTCAGAGTCAACATTACTATTGAAACTGATGAAGATGATTTGATTGGTCATTACGCTCTAATTGATGGTCGAACAGTTTGGCAAGACGGGCCAGTTACTATAGCAATGGAACGTGGTGCTACTCTTCTTCTGGATGAAGTCGATTTAGCATCAAACAAAATTATGTGTCTTCAACCTGTTCTGGAAGGCAATCCACTTCTTATCAAAAAAGAAGGTCGAGTGATTCGCCCCAAAGCTGGTTTCACAGTTATGGCAACTGCTAACACTAAAGGTAAAGGTTCAGAAGATGGTCGATTTATCGGAACCAACATTCTCAACGAAGCATTTCTTGAGAGATTTCCAATCACGTTAGAACAAGAATATCCTACCATAGCAACCGAGAAAAACATCATAAACAAGTTGATGGAATCTCTTGGATGTCCCGATGAAGAATATGCTAAGAAATTGGTTGATTGGGCAGACTTGATTCGTAAAACCTTCTATGATGGTGGAGTTGATGAAATTATTTCTACCCGCCGGTTGGTTCATATTGTAAATGCTTTTTCAATCTTCAAAAATAGAATGAAATCAATCTCAATGTGTGTTGCTCGTTTCGATGACCAAACTAAAGACACCTTCATGGATTTGTATTCCAAGTTGGATGAAACTGTTACTCTGGAAGAATCTGAATCTGAAGAAGCTCACAGACTTTTGGATGAAGAATCAACTGAAGAAGTCGAAGATTATTCGTAATATATAACATAGGGTGTTGGTCAATCGATCAACATCCTATTATCATATCTAGTGAATTATAATGGAGAATAATGGAAGTTAAATTACCTGTCGAGGAATTGCGAGAAAATAAAATAATGGTTTGTACGCCGATGTATGGTGGAATGTGTTCTGGAATGTATTCTAAAGCATGTGCTGACCTTGCTACGGTAGCAACAAAGTATGGAATGGATTTGAAGTTCTTCTATCTTTTCAACGAGTCATTGATTCCACGAGCAAGAAACTATTTGGTTGATGAGTTTATGAGAAGTCATTATACTCATTTGATGTTTATCGATGCTGACATACACTTTGACCCGAATGACGTATTGACACTAGCTGCTCTTGATAAAGATATTATCGGCGGACCTTATCCTAAAAAATGTATTGCTTGGGAAAAAGTTCGGAACGCTGTTGATTCTGGATTAGCAGATGAAGACCCAAATGTATTGGAAAAATATACAGGAGATTATGTTTTCAATCCAGTAGAAAACACACACAAGATACAAATATCTGAACCTGTTGATACATTAGAAATCGGAACAGGGTTCATGATGATTAAGAAACAAGTATTCTTGGATTTCAAAGACGCGTTTCCACAATTTAGTTACAAACCAGATCACAATCGCTCTGAACATTTCAAGGGTGATAGAAATATTCATGCTTACTTTGATACTGTAATTGATTCAGAAGCATATCTTGGTAGTGTGTCAGGTGGCAGTGACCGATATCTTTCAGAAGATTATTTCTTTTGTCAATTTGCTAGAAAAATGGGATATCAAATATTTCTTTGTCCGTGGATGGAGTTAGGACATATGGGTTCATACGTCTTTACTGGTTCAATGGCAAGTCTCGCAAATCTAGAATTTGCATCACATGGAGCAGACCCCGCAAAAGTGAGTAATCATGGAAAACGAAGAAAAAAAACAAATTCAAAGAAGAAACGAAAATGAAATTGATTATGTTTTCGATGAGGGTAAGTATTTAAGTGAAATTTGGGATTCAATTGATAAAACCTATACTTCACATTACGCTCAAAACAAAATACAATCAACAGAATTTATTGCTGATTCGGGACACGGAGAAGGGTTCTGTATCGGAAATATAATTAAGTACGCTCAACGTTATGGTAAGAAGGGTGGATTTAATAGAAACGACTTGACAAAAGTCGCACATTATGTTATTATTATGTTATACTTACATGATAATTATTACAACCGTGAATCTCAAGGAGAACACAATGAAGTTAAGTGAAAGCACAGTATCGTTCCTAAAGAACTATGCTAACATCAATCAAAGTTTAGAATTTCGTGAGGGTAGCACTCTCAGAACTGTATCCCCTCTAAACACAATTCTAGCCTCTGTTGAAATCGGAGAAGATTTTCCTAAGACGTTTCCGATTTACGAATTGAATCGTTTTCTTGGAACTCTTTCTTTATTCAAAGACCCCGAACTAGTTTTTTCGGAAAGTAGTGTATCCATAAAAGATGGTAGTCATGAATCGACATATCATTATTGTGGTAGTAGTTCAATGTTTCAGACTCCACCTGAGAAAGAAATTGACTTTCCAGATGCGGAAGTTTCTTTTGAGTTGTCTGAAGAAATTTTTAAAAAGACTATCAATGCTGCTAACACTCTTGGTCTACCAGAAGTTGTTGTTCAAGGCGATGGAAAAGAAATTTATATTCTTGTATCTGATACTGCAAACGTGACATCAGATTCATTTTCAACTGTTGTTGGTTCTACTGATAAGACTTTCCGTATGATATTCAAACTGGAAAATCTCAGTAAAATAATGGAAGGCACTTATGATGTTCGCCTTTCTTCTAAACGAATATCCCACTTTAAACGTCAATCCGATACTCTAAACTACTGGATTGCTCTTGAAGCAAACTCATCCTATGATGAGTAATTTGAATTTAATTTATATTATGAAAGTAAAATATTATGGCAAAAGATTCTCTATTGTGGGTCGAAAAATACCGGCCTCCTACAATCTCAGAATGTATTCTATCGGATAGTATCAAGGGAACACTATCTGATTTGACTAAAGACGGAAAAGTTCCTAATTTATTATTATCTGGTTCTGCGGGAGTTGGTAAGACAACTGTTGCCAGAGCGTTATGTGAAGAAACCAACTCCGATTATATAATCATCAATGGTTCTGATGAGGGTAGAATGATTGATACCCTTAGAACTAAAATGACACAATTTTGTTCTACCATATCTTTATCTGGTAGTTCAAGAAAAGTTGTTATCATCGATGAAGCAGACTACTCAAATCCCGATTCTGTTCAACCAGCAATGAGAGGATTCATTGAAAGGTTTGCTGATAATTGTTCCTTCATCTTCACTTGTAATTACAAAAATCGTATTATTGAACCGATACATTCCCGATGTGCGGTTGTCGATTTTGTTCTATCCAAAGATGAAAAACCAGAGATAGCATCTAAGTTTATGGAAAGATGCGAACATATTCTCAACTCTGAGAATGTGGTTCACGACAAGAGAGTTATAGCAGAACTTATCAACAAACACTTTCCTGACTTTCGTAGAGTAATCAACGAACTTCAAAGATATTCATCCTCTGGAAATATTGATTCTGGTATTCTGGCAAATATTGGTGAATTGAATTTAGATCAATTAATTTCATCTTTGAGAGAAAAGAATTTCCAGAACATGAGAAAATGGGTTGCTACTAATGTTGACAATGACCCTGCTACTGTTTATCGTAAAATCTATGATAAACTATATGAAGTATTAGAAAAATCATCCATACCACAAGCAGTATTGATTATTGCTAGTTACCAGTACAAATCCGCTTTCGTAGCAGACCAAGAGATTAACTTGGTTGCTTGTCTGATAGAATTGATGGCGGAATGTGAGTTTGTATGAGCCCATTTGACTTCATAAATCAAATCAATCATGGTAAGAAAAACTTGATTGATGAAACACCAAATGTGGAAAAGGAGTATACCTCTTTTATCATAAATCGTGGTTTGAGTTTTAATCACGATACGGCTCTGTATGCTAATGAAATGAATGTTCAGAACCACCTAGATCCAAAACTTCAATTTGACTTTTTACTAAATACTATTAGACCCAAAAAGAGATGGAGTAAATGGATTAAACGCGAAAATAATGATATTCTTGAAATAATCAAGAAATATTATAATTGCAGTTATACAAAAGCAAGAGATTATTCTACGTTGCTTGACGACTCGCAATTAGACATTATTCGACAAAATATTGAATTAGGTGGTTTGAAAGGAACAAAATGAGTGAAAATATCATCCAATCGATGATTGAAGTTACATTAAAAGAACCCGATGATTTTCTCAAAGTAAGAGAAACCCTCACAAGAATCGGCATTGCATCACGCAAAGAAAAAACATTATTTCAATCTTGTCATATTCTCCACAAGCAAGGAAAATATTACATAGTACATTTTAAAGAACTTTTTGCTCTAGACGGAAAGACATCCAATTTTTCAGAGAACGATGAAGCCCGTAGAAATACGATAGCTAATTTACTTTCTGAATGGGAATTAATTTCTCTAGTGAAAGCAGAAAAATCAGCAGAACCTACAGTTCCATTGAGTCAATTAAAGATTCTTTCTTTCAAAGAGAAGGAAGAATGGGAGTTGACACCAAAATATAATATAGGAAATAAGAAGGAAGCTGATGTCGAGAATGACGAGTGATTTACATTTTTACAAAACAAATCCAGCAGTAAAAAAGCCTATTCGTGCTACAGAAGGTTCTGCTTGTTTTGACTTATGTTCATTTTTACCTGAGAGTTCAGAAGTAAATATATATATGAATTCTAATGAACAGTTGGACAAGAGAAACAGAAAAGTAGTAGATGGAAAAATTCAAATTAATCCTCGCGAAAGAGCATTAATTCCTACAGGATTAATTTTTGATATTCCAAAAGGATGTTCAATTCGTTTATATCCACGGTCAAGTCTTACTCTCAAACAAGGATTGACACTTGCAAACAATGTGGGCATTATAGATTATGATTATGTTGAACCAGTTTTCATGATGGTTCACAACATAAGTGGATACCAACAATTTGTATTTGATGGAATTCGTATATGTCAAGCTGAACTTGTTAATGAACTATCGTATATGATATTTCAAACTGATGTTCGTCCAGAACAAAAAACCGATAGAGGTGGAGGATTTGGTTCAACCGGAAAGGAATAGTTTTGGCTTACATTCTAAACAAATGGACAGTTGCTACAGTTCAAGTTGTCTATTACATACCAGATTATTTACATATAGTGAA